CGATTGGTGATCGTGGCGCGATGGATCTCATGTCGTTTGTCAAACTGGCAGATCAGTTGCCTAGTTTGCAGTCGGTCAAAGATGATCCGAAGAATGCCAAAGTCCCTGACAGTGCTGCCGCTATCTGTATGGTTGTGTACAGAACTCTGGCTGCGTTGGAAAAAGACTGGCTCAACGCATGGATGGATTACTTGCCACGTCTCGACACCGAGGCGCAAGCGTTGTTCGCTAATGGTGTTCGCGCACCGAAGTACAGCAAGCAAGCGATGGTCATGCAGAACAAGAAGTTTACAGAGTGGGCGATGAAGAACAGCCACTTGTATTCAGCAGACAAGAAGTAAGGAGGACAACTAATGTTTGTAACAAATCTAACAGAGGAGCAGCGGCTTGCAAAAGCCGTTGTTGCTATCATGGGCAACCCCAAGTATACAGCGTTGGCAGGCGTGTTGATGATCGGTGATCGGATGATAACGGATGATCCAATGATCCCAACCGCTTGCACGAACGGACGTGACGAGAAGTATGACCGTACATTTGTATCGAAGCTAAACGATGCAGAGTTACGCTTTCTTATCCTTCACGAAGTATACCACAAGTTGTTCAAGCATCTGCACATCTGGCGACATCTGTACGATGAAGATCCAGACCTAGCTAACCGAGCGAACGACTATGTTATCAACATCAAACTAGTTGACGACAACGAGGACAAGTTCGCAACCATGACAGGCGAGTTGTCCAATGGGTGTCTCGACGAGAAGTATCGTGGTATGGACAGCGCACAGGTATACAACTTGCTACGTAAACAACAACCCAAAGGTCCAGGCGGACAAGTTGGTGAAGGCGGTGGCGGCGGTGGTAGTGGTTCACTACCAGAAAACGGACAGCAACCGTTTGACATACATGATTGGGATGGTGCGAAAGAACTAACAGCCGACGAGAAGCGTGAACTAGCACGTGACTTGGACGAAGCTATCCGTCAGGGTGCGTTGGTTGCAGGCAAGATGGGCAGCGGTGGTGATCGTGACCTTGAAGAATTGCTACAGCCACAAGTCGATTGGCGCGAGGCATTGCGTGAGTTCATTCAAGATACGTGTGCAGGCAGTGACTACAGTACGTACCGCAAACCAAATCGTCGATACTTGTCGGCAGGCATCTACATGCCAAGCGGTGTGACTGAGCAAGTCGGCGAGTTGATACTGGCTATCGATACGTCTGGGTCTATCGGCAGCAGCGAGTTGTCAGCGTTCTTGTCCGAGGTCAAAGAGATATGTGACACGGTACATCCCGACGGGGTCCGCGTCTTGTATTGGGACACAGAGATCTGTCGTGACGAGAAGTATGACGTTGACCAGCTCGATACCCTTGTCAAGTCAACTAAGCCCGAAGGCGGTGGTGGTACGGATGTGACATGCGTCACCGATTACATTCGTGACAACAGCATCAATGCCCAAGCTGCAATCGTGCTAACCGATGGTCACTTGTATGGCGGTTGGGGTCAGTGGACGATGCCTGTGCTCTGGACAATCTTGGACAATGACCGAGCCAAGCCAGACGTAGGTAAGACTGTAAACATCAAATCGAGGGACATGGCATGACTGAGAAGATGATTGAATTTATTATGAAATATCAATGCGAAAAATGCGGAGAAAAATGGGAAATGCGACATGATTGTGCTTGCGATGATCGTTGTCCGTCTTGTGATTTGGCACATGAACCAATGAGCGTAGAGGATGTAGAACATGATTGATTGGCAAGATTGGGTTATTGCGGCAATTACGTTTATTGCCGTGATGCTCTGGATTATAGGAGTAGTGTTACAATGGTGGTAAAATGGACAGAGAAGGATGAGTTGTATGATGCAGGCGCGTCTATACTTATCGAACTTGAAGCCACGTTAGAGAAATACGTGGGTGACAAGTATCAGTGGGAGTGGCGTTCCGTAGTCGGAGAAGATAGTCAAGACAACCCCCAATGGAGCATGCACTTGTATGTGCATAAAAAAGAAAAGGAGAACAACAATGTTTAAAATAGAAAAAGGTATACCAATCCCAAAGAAAGGCGCAGATAAAAAAGGTGAGTTGAGACTAGCACTCGAAAGTTTGGAGGTCGGAGACAGTTTCGTAATTCCAAATTATCTGCGTAGTCATATGTGGCAAGCCGCAAAGGCATCAGGGATAAAAACTCAATCTAAAACAATTAACCCAGAGACACGTGAGATGCGTGTATGGAGGATAAAATAATGGCACTAACTTATGCTGTTTATTATACGAAAGAAAGAAAAGACAACCTATCAAAGTATACGGAACAAAAGCATCTAAAAAACTTTGATAGCTATTTTAAAGCTCTTAATTACTGCATGTGTTTGAAGCCAATAGAAACGACTAGCTATTATTTAAATATTAAGTGTTTTAGCAAACGCAGCAAAATTTTTATGACTATGAACAAAGAACGTATTATTTTTTAAAGGAGAACAACAATGGCACTAACATGGACAAATTTTGCAAGCTTCAAAGACGTAGTGAAACACTACGAAAGTATCAAACCGCTTGTATCTAAACTTCACACACGTGAGGACGACATCAGACCTATCGGGGATCGCAACCGTAAGTGGGAGCGTATCGTCAAGATAAGCCGAAACTGCTACGCACTGAGCGATGGGTATCACGAAGCTGACGACAAGTTCTTGTCCTATGGCATACATGAGTACGACTACAAGACTAAGACTACAACCACCCATTGGGACAGGCTTGGTAAGATGGAGTACTATGCACCGATTGTGTGGCGCAAGGACAAGGATGGGACTGAGACAGTTCAGATACGAAATTGTGTTGGTAGTAATTCTAGTTATTCTATGGGTCGCTATGCGTTCTTGGGCAGACACATGCCAGTCGGTATGAGGTTTGAGCTAGGTCACAGCGCAATGCAGTATGTAGGTATAATAGGCGAGAAGCACTATCTAGCTAAGTGTAAGACTGTGCCGCGTGGATACTACAAGGAGTTCAAAGATAAGAATTACTTTAAAGATTGGATGCAAACCAAAGACGATAATTCTGCGTTGGTGTTCACTAAAGGTGAGGATAATTGGATACATGACCCAACAACTGGCAAGCCGTTGCCACAAAAGCCGAAGGTAAACAAAGAACTAAAGGCGAAGTACAAAGAAGCTATCGACAAGTTCTTTGAGTGGGGCATGACAATGTCACCTCTGCTACCGTTGAGCAACGAGTACAATCAGGACAAGGCGCATGAACTACGCAAGCATTTTGGGAGCGTGGATTATGTAAGCGACGAGTTCACACCGACACGTGCACGTGAGATATTGCGTAGTCCTAATCATCCGATGCGGCTTAACTATTGGGTCTTGTTTACAAGCTCAGTGGCAGATTACAACTATAACCCGAGTGGATGGGAGTACACGTATCCAGTACAACACGTTGAGACAAAGGAGCAACTACAGAAAGTAAAAAGTAAGTTCAATTCATTCATCAATACAAACGCAGGCTTTAAAACAAAGCCGAAACAGTAGTGAAACACTACAGAAATGGAGAACAATAAATGAAATGGTTTGATTTAATCTCGCGTTGGACAACGTGGGGAAGCAGTCAATATGCGATGTGTAAGGTACGCATAGATGGCTTTCCTTCACAAGCAAAAATCACATTCACTCGCTTTGATGGTAGGCCCATACAAGAACGTGTTTTGGCAATGTCTGTGACTGATGAAGAAATTTACGAAATTCATTCACTCACAGCACGTTGGCTTTACGCACACTACGGTGAAGATACTGACGATCTTTGTAAACGTCACAAGCAACGGTTTGGAGACTGGTTGGAAGAAGAGAAAAAAATGCGTTACGAAATGGAGAACAATAAATGAAACAACTACGTATAGAACTAATGAGCGAGATACGAAAAAATAATCACGCTTACGATCATTCTGTTGGTCTGATGGACTTTGCACATGAAGTCGAGCAGAAGACTAAGTATCTTACTTACCCAAAAGATAGTTATTCTTATTGGGTGTATCGTGAGAGCGACAGCTTTCCCATGGGATACATAGCCTACAAGGACATTCGAGAAAACGCATCAATTGATGATGATCCGAAGTATCTCGTTTACTCGCCGAACATACACAACGGTAAGTATTCGTATGGTGACAGGATGCACTCGGCACAGGCAACGACTAGAGGGAAAGCGGTCAAGAACGCCGTGACATATCTACGTTCTTTGACAGTGCCACAAGTTGTTGAGATAACTAAAGATACTTGTAGGAGAAAGGCAGCTTCTCAAACCGACGATCTGCGTAACGATGTGAGAAAGAAGGTTGAAGCGGTTACTGAAGACATATTCAGTACATACAAGTACGACAAGCCGAATGCGTTGCAAGTCGAACTGAAGCACATGGTTGAGTCGGGGCATGAGTTTCTCAACAAGGAACTAGGTCAGCAGCTAAAAGAAATCTTCACTGGGTTTGACGAGTTCAAAGAAGCGAGGGAAAACAATTCGGACTCGTTCCTGTTTGTCGAGGCGTATCAGTCATTTGGTCAGAACAAGTTTAGGTGTGCACCTGTTGATCTACGTGGATACGGGGACGAAGTGGTGAAACGTGAGTTGCAAACTATACGTGGCGAAGAGGACTTGCCCGAAGATATCAAAGGCAAGTTGGCAGTGTTGGGTATGGTGGACGTTGAGCACTACGTTGATTGTGTTGGGTATCGTGCAGCCGAAAACATATTCTACTTGCGAGGTGAATTGTGAATGACGGTCTATCACGAAACTATACGATATACCGTGTAAATTTCCCTGACGGTAAAGAAAATGTAGAAATTGTATGTTTTGGTATGGAATGTCTTGACACGTCAGTAACGGGACACTATATGAGTATACGAGACACACCGAAATGGGTGCAAGAAAGGATCGCTGTCTTATCTATGTTAGACATACCGTCACTAGCAGTTGATGGGATTGGTCAACGCATAGAAAGACACACCTACTGGTTGTACGCAGATTAGGTAGTGTTTCACTACTATTTGACGGAGGCGAGAAATCGCCTCTGTCGATGCCAGTTCCTACGGAGGGTTTATGACACCAGAGGCAAAAGTAAAAAAGAAAGTGGTCGCTGTGCTCAAGCAGCATAAAGCGTATTACTTCTATCCAGTGACAGGTGGGTATGGGCGCAGCGGTGTGCCTGATGTTATCGCATGCCATAACGGACGCTTCATCGGCATCGAATGTAAGGCAGGCAGCAACAAGCCTACACCATTACAAGAAAAGAACTTGTCAGATATTCAAACAGCAGGTGGCGTTGCGCTAGTTGTTAACGAAGATAATATTAATACAGTGGAGGAATTGTTTGGATGAAACTATCAATAGATGAAACAGAACATGTGCTGCTTGCTCTAGAAGATTGGGCAACTGTTAATATGTACGATAAGAAATTACATAAAGATATAAAGAGGCTTGAAAAAAGATTTGCGGTTTCTTTAAAAAAGAAAAGAGAATGGGACAAGTCTTACAAAGCATGGTTGGAGAAGAACGATGTTTAAATTATTTTACACATTACTAATTATCGAATACGTTGTTGATAACCAAGACGTAGCAACAAGTGTCATATTCCCTAGTGAGCACGAATGTTATGAAGCTATGGGCGATGGAGTTCTAGATGGTTTATATGACATACTTGCAGACACGTATGGTAAAGAGATTATGATGTATTGCAAAAGAACACCGTTCCAATCTGGTGTAAGAGAACCCAATATAAAACCGAAGTTGCGTCCAGATGGGTGACGAGCAGTTAAGCCCTGCACTCAAGTACGAGTATCGTTTCTTGAAGCAACAAGTTGACAGGTTACAAGATGAACTTGGTCGCAGGGATAGACCTAAAAATACAGAACAGGACTTGTTTCGTGCGCGAGAAGAGTTAAAATCGTTTGTCTCTAGAATGAGAATGAACGGTGTAAACATATGAAAGTATCACTAAAAGAAATCTATGGGTATAGGCGCAGAGCAGCCACCCTTAATAAAGATAGCGTAAGTCTATCGCCACCACCGTGGCAAGAAGGAGAACAGCATGACAAACATGACGAAGAAGGAAGAGAAAGTATGGGACTATCTTCTAAAAAACAGAAAAGCAGAAAACGCCGAGGTAGCCAACGCGTGTGACGTTGACATACACTTTGTGAAAAATCTCATATCACGGATTAGTTCAGAAAACTGGCGAGAAGAAGTGCCACTAAAGCAAGTCTGGGATCGTGCAAAGGTACTGGACACAGCTAAAGGTTATGTTACGAAAGATCGTGCAGCAGATCATGGCGACATGGAAGACAACTTTCAGCGCATCGCCGTATATTGGAACGCACATCTTGGGCTAGTTGATTTCATAAAGACCGAAGACGTTGCAGCAATGATGGCACTACTAAAGATTGCTCGCATACATTCTAACCCCACGCACATAGACAACTGGGTAGATGCCTGTGGGTACATGGCTTGTGGTGGCGAGGTCGTCAGTAAGTAATGGACGTTTACACTTTAGACTTTGAAACGTACTATTCTCAAGACTACTCACTGTCGAAGATGACAACTGAGGAGTATGTTCGGGATAGGCGATTTGAAATTATCGGTCTTGCTATAAAAAAGAACGACAAATCTACCAAGTATGTAAGTGACCCTGGTTTAATCAAACGTCTACTATCACACATAAACTTCTTTGACTGTGCTATACTCTGTCATAATACTATGTTTGATGGGGCAATACTTAGTTGGCATTACGGTATCAAGCCGAAGGCATGGTTCGACACGATGTATATGGCACGTGCTCTGCATGGGGTGGAGACAAGTGCATCGCTAAAAGCGGTAGCAGAACGCTACGGTGTGGGCGTCAAAGGTAGCGAGGTGCACGATGCCAAGGGTAAACGCCGTGCCGATTTTACTGTGGGGGAGGCTGAACGGTACGGTGAGTACGCTAAAAACGATGTGGATCTAACCTACAAACTCTTTAAAATTATGGGGGCTAAGTTTCCTAAACAAGAACTGAAACTGATAGACCTGACCTTGCGTATGTTTATTGAGCCTACGCTTGATCTAGATCTTGGACTGTTGGAACAGCACCTTGAAGATACGAGGGATCGCAAAGACAAGTTGCTACGTGATGCAAATGTCACCGACAAAAAAGATTTGATGTCTAATCAGAAGTTTGCAGATATGCTACGAGATCTTGACGTAGAGCCGCCTATGAAGATCAGCGCCACGACAGGCAAGCAGACCTACGCCTTTGCGAAGTCTGACGAGGCGTTCAAAGAATTGCAAGAGCATGACGATGATCGGGTACAATCTCTGGTTGCTGCACGTCTGGGTAACAAAAGTACCTTGGAAGAAACACGTACAGAGAGGTTTATAGGCATCTCTAAACGTGGGCTGCTCCCTGTACCCGTAAGATACTACGCCGCGCATACAGGTAGATGGGGTGGGGCTGACAAGATCAACTTGCAAAATCTACCGAGTCGAGGACCAAATGCAAAGAAACTAAAGAAGGCAATCATCGCACCCGAAGGCTACACAATAGTCGAGGCTGACAGCGCACAGATCGAAGCGCGAGTGCTTGCATGGTTCGCAGGTCAAGATGAATTGACTAATGCGTTTGCCAACGGCGAGGATGTGTATGTAAAGATGGCTTCTCGTATTTACGGATGTGACGAAGAAGATGTTACCAAAGAACAAAGGTTTGTTGGTAAGACCACGATCCTTGGCGCAGGGTATGGCATGGGGGCAGAGAAGTTCGCAGTACAGCTCAAGACGTTTGGGTTTGAAGTGTCACCTCATGAGTCGCGCAGAATTATAAATATCTATCGGGATGCTAATTATAAGATAAGCAAAGTATGGCGTGATGCTAATTATATGGTGCAGCAACTAGCAAACGGCAGAGCCGTACAGTTTGGTCGTAAAGGTATTGTCACTGTGGATGCAGCCAACAACGCACTTGTCATGCCTAATGGTCTCAGCATTTTTTACGAACAGTTGCATGCAGAACAAGCCGAAAAGGGTTTGGAGCATAGCTATAAAACTCGTAGGGGGCGCACCAGAATATACGGTGGCAAGGTCATAGAGAACGTGTGTCAAGCATTAGCTCGTTGCATTATAGGCGAACAAATGCTAAGAATAAGTAAGAAATACAAAGTGGTGTTAACGGTGCACGACTCGATTGTATGCTGCGTTCCTGATGACGAGGTTCTTCTAGCACGGCAGCATGTAGAGACTTGTATGAGAACAACACCCGATTGGGCAGCAGGGCTACCTATAGATTGCGAAAGCGGCATAGGTAAATCATACGGAGACTGTGAGTAGTGGAAGAATACGATCTGAGCATGGAGACTAGATCGGCGGTAACTTTACATAGCGGAGAGATTATATGCTGTCCAAAATGTGATGATGTTGAGTTAGTAATGCAAACTACTGAATTGCGTCATGGGATAGTGATAGGGTTTAGCGGCATGTTTGCGGATTACTACTGTCGAAACTGTGATACAATGCTTACATTGGCGTTTTTTAATCAGCCTTTAGGCGAAGATAAAATTGCTGCGCGAATAAACTGGGTAGTGTCAAAGGTAGATTAATGAGTATAGCACCTTGGTCGTTTAGTAAAGCAAAGGCATTTGAACAATGCCCTAAACAATTCTACCATGAGAAGGTTTTAAAACAGTATCCTGTCCAAGAGACAGATGCGATGCGGTATGGCACAGAGTTTCATAAGGCTTGTGAAGATTACATGGAATCAGAAGTGCCTCTTCCTAAGAAGTTTGATTTTATACAACAAACTTTAGATGCGCTTAACGAAAAACGAGGCGTAAAGCTGTGTGAACAAAAGTTAGGCTTGACCGCTGACCTAGAACCATGTGGGTTTTTTGATAAACGTGTGTGGTTTCGCGGGATAGCTGACCTAGTAATCATAGACGTGTTGACAGGTGTTGCATGGGTTATTGATTACAAAACAGGCAAATCGTCAAAGTATGCTGACAAAGGGCAGCTTGAGTTGATGGCTTTAATTATATTTAAACACTACCCACAAATAACAAGAGTGAAGGCAGGGCTTCTTTTTGTTATAGCCAAAGGTTTAATAAAAGCTGAGTATGAAATTGACTCAGAACCAAATCTTTGGGAGAAATGGTTAGGAATATATGGTAAGATGCAAAAAGCATTTGAGTCGGATGTATGGAATCCACGCCCGTCTGGGTTGTGCAAACGTCATTGTCCAGTGCTTGAATGTGCTCACAATGGGAGAAACTAATGCCATACACTAAAACAAAACGTCCTTATAAGAAGGAATATAAACAGCAGAAAGCCAGAGGCGAGCATGAAGATCGTATGGAACGCCAACGTGCCAGACGTAAGATGGATAAGAAAGGTGTAGATAAAAACAAAAACGGCAAAGCCGATAAACGAGAAGGCAAAGACATTGCCCACAAGAAACCGCTAAGTAAAGGCGGAAAAAATAAAGACGGTGTAAGAGTACAAAGCCGCAAGAAAAA